GACCAGAATAGTTTTCTTTAACTTCGACATACGTTTCAGTTTTAGGATCCCAATCTTTTCTTGAGATCCGCTCACAAGTAAATGAATGAACGGCGTCCGCTAAATCATCATTAAATGCTTCAGCAATATCTGCCTGAATTTCGTCACGTAAGCCCATTAGATTTTCCTGACAAAAAATACAGCTTTTCGTTTGCTGTAAGGCTTAATCAAATCAAGAATGAATTGCTCAATCGCACTAAGCTTTACTGATCCGTCCTGATATTCTTTTTCAGTTTCAACCGTATCAGCCTTTACTTTCTTACGCTTTAATGCCTGTTCCTGTCCTTGATATAGATCACCTTTAATAATGCCCTTGATGATTTGATATGAGGCTGTTTTTAGAGGTTCAGGAACCAGAGTGGCATCTTCGTAAGGCTTAACATTACGTGCTAACAGATATGCCTCGGCCATTTGGAGGTATTGAGCCTTATCACTGGCAGATAAAGCATCAAAGCCTTCAACATGTTCTATCGCTTCTTGTTCAGTGATAAAGCCCATGGATTATTCCTTTGGAATTAATGCTAAAAGTTCATCTTTTTTAGCGCCTGCTTCAAATGCAATGCCTTTTTCAGTCAAGACCGCACGCAACTCATCAACTTTTAGACCTGCATAGTTAATTGGTTGCACCTGGTCATCACCTGCGTTTTGGTTGTCTTGAGCTTGCTGGTTGTCACCTTCAGGGTTTTGTTTACCTGCCCCCAATTCAAGCTCAGCAATACGTGCTTTCATGGCTTCTGGATCATTTTGAAAGGCAATGAATTCACCTTTCAACGTTGCCAGTTGTTCTTCGAGTTCAGCAATTTTTGTTTCTGTCATTTGTTGTCTTTCCCGTGCACGGTTAAATGATGAAAGTCCCATATGTGGATCTCCAAAAAGATAAGGCGGTGTTACCCGCCTTTTTGTTATTTGATCTTGTGCTTGAATGCCACAATACGGATCTGTTTAGGATCGTAAACACGTTCCCAGTTTGAAGGTGTTGCTAGACCAGCGTTATTAGGAGCTATACCTGTATCGCCTGCCCACTTAATGCCACGAGGGTGCAATACAAAGTGACGGCGGTTAATAAGAATGTCAGTACCAGCAAGGCTATCACGGTCTGTTTCTACACCAACCGGTGCCCCAATATCTTGGAAACCAATTGCACCTTGACCAAACAGGAATGAAGTAAAGACATCACCTTCCACTGGCATACCGTCATCGACAATCACACGGCGATCCATAAAGGTTTTATAGAGCACTACACCATCAGCATCACGTACGGTTTCGATCAAACCTTGTTTAGCTAATGCAGCCATGGTTGCCGAATGCATTGCAATAGCCGTTAATTTATCTACGGCATCACCCAACTTATAAGAAGCATCAACAAAAGATACGCCATCAATTACAGCGGCAGCTCCAGTTCCAGCAGAAATATCGTGAGTATTACCTGCCATGCTGGCTGCACCGAACACACCTTTAAGGGTATTTACGGTAAAACCTTGAAACTCACGCGACCAGTAATCTGCGACCAGATCACCAACCGCACCAAGTGGATCGTCACCAGATAATGCTTTAGCCAAATCATTAGCGCCCCACGCCTTACCACGTGCATGAAGAATCGCAATATCTTTGCCTGATGTGATGTTATTTACAGATAAAGGGGTTGAATCTGAAAGTACTTCTGACTCCCCACTTAAATCATTCCAGAATGGGATATTTACAGTAGTACCACCCTCTGTTCCGAAAGCCACATCTACATCCAAATCCCCAACAATGCCAGACTGCCATAATGCAGACTTTTCGGCAGTTTTATTTAATACGTACGGAGTGAATAACTCGGGTACGATTACATCAGCAATTTTTGTGTCGCCCATTAGGCTTTACTCCTTAAAGTTTAATACCGTGTTTTGCCGCTAGCTCTTTAGCTAGTTGCGGATTTTCATTTCGTAATTGCGCCAATTTGGTCATATTTACCGAGCCATCCGATTTGAGAATGTCTGGCTGACCTTTTGAATTGTTGCTACCAGTTGCGCCCATGCCATTAGGCTTAGGCCAGTAATACGGTTTTTGCTCGCGTAGAGACTCAACCCACTCTTTTGGAGTCATCGGTGTCTGACCATCTTTACCAATGACCACATCCCCGTTTTCATCAACTGCCACAGCTTTGCCGTTTTCATCTAATGCAAACTTTGTCTGAGCTAAAAAGGCGATATCAGGGGTCGCTTCTGGCAGTGCTTCAAGTTCAATAGCAGCCTGAACAATTTGGCTTTGCACTACTGATTTCTTGAATTTCTCGGCATAAGCTTCAGCTTTATCTGCCCGTTCTTTCTCTGCCTTAAGAACCTTGTCATGCTCTTCACGCATCTTCTCAGTGCGTTTCTGAATAACTTCTTCAATCTTGCCTTCTGCAATAAGTTTGGATTCTTCATCCTGATTTGATTTATCAAGCAGGACCTTGATTGCATCCAGATCCAACCCATCAACCTTTGATTTCAATGAACCTAGTTCATCTTTCAACTCTTTTTTATCTTTGATAAGTTCTGCATTCTTATCTTTAAGACCTTTAACAGCTTCATCAACGGCGGCTTGAATAGCTGCTTTAATTTCAGGATTTTCCAAATCAACTTTGATTTCGTCTGACATTTAAAAATCTCCTAGAGATACCGCTTAGCGGGTTTAATTGTTGAACCTTCTGCTTAGCTTCAGGCAATAAAAAATCGCCCCTAAGGACGCTAAATTTCGATTGAAAACTTAGATATTTGTTGCAAATAAACGGTAGCCTTCTAGCTCCCAAAGTTTATTTTCGGCTGACTTTTCTGCATTTCCACGAGCCATACACTCACCAATTTCAGCATCAAAGTTTTCAGCATTCACACATGCACTAAAACCCGTTGCTAGGAAAAACTTTCCATCTAAAAATGCATGGACAAAAGTAGATGTCGTGCCACCGGGGCGTTGCTCAACCGTATATGTAACACGCTCCATCAATGAATCAATTTGCGCTTTAGTTACTCGGGGCGCCACAGACTTTTCAGCTAACTCTTGCTCTGTTACTTCTTTGATCATTTTCTTCTCACAAAAAAAGCACCCGAAGGCGCTAAGGTTAAAAATTAAGTTCTAATTGATGAGTGCAATTGCTTTTAATCTTTCAAAAGTAAAACCATAAATTGCCATGGCTCTTGAAATCTTAATTTGAAGAAATGGCACCAGAATTAATTTTGTGCTCAGAATATATTGAGCATCTGACATAGTGAATTGCTTTTCAGACATTTGTAATACCTTTCGCTACATTTCCTTTGTTTGATTTGGCCTTGGTGCATCACTCACTAAGCGAACACCATGAGCACCATATGCTTCAAAAGTTACAGTAATTGTTGCGGGTCCATTTAAGGCATCAGAATTCATCTGTACTGCTCTTTGTCCAGCTAGAGGTTGTCCAGTTTCTTCATCACAAATAACCAGATAACCTTTCAAAGTAGGGTGACGCTTTAGCACTAAATGTCTTGACTCACTCATAAGCCCAACTCCTTAAAGGTTTGCTCATCCAACTTTCGAAGTTGGTCCAATGTGTATAATCGCCCCTCTGGATCGAAGAACTTATCAAAATCAAATTTCCCTTTCTTATAGAGCTTGTAACGCTTCGGTCCTAACCATTCTCTTTGAAAGAAATCATCAGTCTTTTTGAAGAACTCTTTAAATGTGGTATTAGCATCTAGCTGCCCTATTAATTGGCTTCGCTCTTCTTTTGGGATGTCCTTCACTCGACGTTCGTCCATTACAAATGGACGTTCACCGACAAGTTGACCGTCTTTCTCGACTGGCACCAAAATGCTTCGGCAATTAGGGTGTAACGGCGGTACCCGCTTTGCCGGATCGTTTATTTCCCAAACTGAACCATCCAAAGATGCACAAAGTTTTGATGTCCTTCCGTCCAGCGTTGCAACCAATCGAACATATTCAAAGCCAATCTGATTGAAACTATTTAGATATGCTTGATTGGCCACATGGCTGCGAACCGTTCTCACAGTACGGTCAATATCAGACTTTGAGCTACTTAAAAGCCCATCCTCATAATTAAGCCGTTTGGTACCACGGATGCGCTGAACTATTTCCTGATTTGTTTTACCTGAGTTGATACCATCCCGAATTGCATACTCAACCTTTTGACGGGCATTTTCAGCAATTCTGGATAGCAGATCATCAACAAGAGCCCCACCTACCAATGGTATTTTTTTAGCTGCGGCATATAGCTTTTCACCATTTGGTTTTTTGATCTTGCCGCCATATAGCTTCGCCATGTAATTGGCTTCATAAACAGCCAAGGCAGTAGCAGAAACAGCGAAAGCTTCAGGTAATGCAGTGTTTATTGCAGTAAACCACTGAGCAATCAGATCACGAACTTCCTTCAGATTTGACGTTGTGTACTGTCCACTTGCTAGAGCCATCTTTTCAGAATCATTTAATTCATCAAGCAAATCCCGAAGCTTTGCCAACATTAATATTGACTCATCATTAAAGATTTTTAGTAGCTCATTAACAGATTGC